GGCCTTCGGTGGGCCTCATTGTCACCTTGGGCCTGTGCCATTCGACAATCTGTGAGACGGTGGCATTGGCAAGGGGTGTCTGCTTCTTTGCTTCTGCCCGTACCCAACGCCACGCGCCCTTGAGTAACCACTCTTGCCCCTCAGTGCTGCGGTATTTTGCTGTGGTGTTTCCATCCCATTCCCAGTGACCATTCGCGTCTTGTGGCGTGTGGGGCATTGGCTCGGTGTTGTTTACTGTTTGCATTTGTAGGTTTCCTTTCACTGTTTAGATTGTCTCACAAAGAAGGCTCGTTGCCTATCTAAAGTTATTCACATTCTTTGATGCTTTTGATGATCATCTCAACCGTCAATTCAGCCGACAACCACTGTGTGCCGTTACGCTCTACGATGCGTTTGGCGTGTTCCTCGTCCATCGCCTTGATGAATACGGTGCTGTCGTTGGTGAATGTTACTTCAAAGATTTTTTCTTGTTTCATGTTCGTTGCTTTCACTGTTAAGAGTGTCTCATAAATCTCACTGAAAAGCCAGAACAATCCAGGTAAGTTATTAACATTTTTTTCTGTGCTGTAAGCATTTTCTTCTTGACTTCCAGCCGGGCAGCCCGGCCGCTTGTCAAGCTTTTTCTTTGAAAAAAAGTTTCGTTTTCGGAAAGATTTTTCTCGACTTTTGCGGCGAATTATGGTTTAATCTACTCATGAAGTTTGAGACAGGAACACAAGTACACCACCGCGAGAACCCCAACTGGACAGCCGTTGTGGTGCGTGACACCAACCCTCGCAGACCCGTAAACGGTTTTGTGTTAGTGAATCACAACGGGCGCGAGTCACTCATGCCCAAGTCAACGGTTAGGGTATCCTTCCACTTGGACGCCAAGAAAGAATTTGGAGAATTTGTTGGGTAGGACTACGGATGTCCAACCCCCCGTGTTATACTAGACGCAGTTAAAAGATTATGAAAAACGACAAACGAAAAAACTATTACATTGAACTATCCGCATTTGAGAAGAGAGTCACTAAGGGCTACGGTGGCCGAGACGAGGTATGCGCTCACTTCATCAGTGAGCACAAGCCGACCACTAGCCCGTTCGTTAAGGACATGACCAACGCCATTGAGTTCTATTACAATCAGAACAAAAGGTATTGGAACGGTTACGTAGTTGGCGACCTGTACGTTCAGACAGGGCGTGAAGAAGTCACTTGCATGAGTCCCGCTTACTTTGAAGGACACCGCAGCAACCCCGTTTACAAAAAGGTATAACAATGAAAAACATTAACGCAGTATTGGACACAGACGAGAAGTACATCACCATTGAAGGAGTGCTTCACTCGGTCATCGACCATCGTAGCTTTGATGACTTCGGCGGTACGCTTGAAAGTTTCAAGGTCATGGATGTGATGGCTAACGTGCGCGTGGTTTACAGTAACGATGACGCGCTGACATTCTTTGAGGATGAGTTCGCTCCCGACTACGAAGTTTAACCTTGCATCGGTTACAAGGTTCAGGCATACTATAAGAACTATGAAGATGAAAGAAGTAAAGAACGGTTCGTTGTACTACAACGAGGAGAGCGACAGGGTGGAGCGTGTTGTTGGTCGCATCAGTGACCAACGCGTAGTGACCTACGTCCACAAGACTGACTATCAGTATCCGCAGGCGCGTAAATTGCGCATCGCCAGCGGTTCTGAGGTGTCAGATTATCTTACAGATTAAGAAACACGGGGTGCGGGTAGGGTTTTCGTCGTTTTACCTACCCGCATCCCACCCTTACCACCCCATAGGCCACCCCTATTTTAAAACTTTAATTTAATAGTGTGTCGCAGCGCGGGGGGGCGGTGTTAAATATCATTCTCCCCGAAACAATACCCCCCACCCCCATTTCAAATCATTTAGACAAAACGCACTCACGGTAATAAGTTAACATAGAAAAAACCAGGAAGGCTATATGGAAATAATCAATTGCAACGAATCGGGGAACACCATCACTTCATATATAGAAGAATACAAACCTAAAAGAATACTTTTGTTATTTTTTCATGGATTAGGTGACTTTCTGGGTTTTCGCGGGGTATATAAATATCTTATTGAAGAATATCCTGATATTGAGTTCGCCTACGGCTTGGACAAAAACATGGGTTACGAAAGGTTTTTGTTGGAATACGAAAAATACGAGCTAATAGACAGAGCTAGCATAAATATGGATAATTATGATTTTGGTTTTCTGATTGCATATACCCAAAACAGAGAAGGAGAGATGTGTAAAGCTGAAAACTGTATGCTAGAAGAAGTCGGAACCTTTGATCCACTTCCGATACCTCACCAGCCTGTGCCCGTAATGCCCCCACGTTTAGTTCCTGTGCATTTTTTTAGCACTTGGGGGCCATCAGCCTTCGGAATGGTTGGACGCGAAGAAACGGCGCATAAAATCTGGAGCGAAATAATGCAAGCAGGGCTAATTCCAATAGAGACTCATTTTGAACACACATACTCAAATCCAGAAAACAAAAATTTTGACTGGATAAATGCCCACGTCAGAGGCGTAAAGTGTGATGCAGAAAACCTAATGTCCTTGATTCAGAACTCTTATGCTTTCATCGGGGTAATTTCGGGGAATATACATGCTGCTTTATCTAGTTTGCCTAGAGAGAGAGTATTGGCTTTAACCACGTATATGCCTTCAAGAGCACTCGGAGAAAATGTTTCTTCCATAAATATAGATAATTATAAAGAGGGAAGCGTTTATGAGTGGCTAATAAACGTAGACAGAAAAAATTTAAAAAACAATTGGACAAATTACGACATATAACTAATATATTGACCTATGAGTAACACTAAGAAGAGTGACGTTCCTTTTAAGGGCAAAGCAAAATGCAAAAGTAAATCCTCTTGTAGCTCTAAAAAGAGCTTGAAAGAAAAACTAACTACTGTTAGCACCACTTACGCAAGAATTGTCTTGCTTTTAATGACTGTTAACTTTGCCTTGACTGGGTATGCTGTGTATTCCATCACACAGATTCAATCGGCCCAGATGGACTCCACTCCAGAAGGGACACCCAGCCAAGGTGCTCAGGTCGCATCTACTGAGCAATAAACCGAGGTCGCAATGACCGAAGTTATGAGGGCCGTGTTAATTCGCGGCTCTTTTTTATTATCAATGTCTTTACGATTGTGGTTGAAGTCGAGAAAAAGTTTTTTATTGTATCTTTGCTTTTGCTTGGGTATGTAACCCAGTGATACGTATAGAAATCCTTCTTGATTAAAACAATAGCTATATCCCCCGCTTTTAAATCTTCAAACTTGGTTTCTTCAACGGTAAAGCCTTTTGAAGTAAGAAAATTAACTAATTCATGCGGCCAAGTAATTTCCATCGCCTCTTCATTAAAGACGCTCATTAGCATCCTTGTTACGTTTCCGCTTTTTTGAATTTGCCTACTTATCTCAATGTCAGAGTAAGTAACATTTAGATGCGAAAATTCTTTGAGTGCATTCTCGATAGCGTTTGGCCCACAAGACTTGTAGTGCCTTTTAAACGCCCCAGAATCGTCTGTAACGAACGTTCCGCTCTTCAGAGCCCCGCAACCGCAGAACAATATAAGCAAGAGCAATACGAACGGAAGCACGTACTTTTTGAGTGTAGGTTTCATACTCATACATTATTTTACACAAAAACAAAAGGAAATGTGTAATTCTGAATAAGCCTATGAAAAATAAAGATGGCGCTAACAAGCCTATCAAAATCCGAGGCGGCAAAGAATTAGCGACTGAAGTCCGAAAAGACAACTGTGACGACACTCGCTTTATTGCCGAAAACCCAATTAAAAGACAAATCAGAGTAAACCAATTTCCTTGGACGGAAAAACAAAAGGACTTTTTTAGAGTAGCTTTACACCCACGCACAAGAATAATCTTTGTAAGCGGACCAGCGGGTACATCTAAAACTTTATTAGCAACCTACTGCGCTCTTCAGTTACTAAATCTCAAATCTATTGAAGAAATTATGTATCTACGGTCTGCCGTGGAGTCATCAGACAAAAGCCTTGGTTATTTGCCGGGTAACGCTGATGAGAAGCTAAAGTTTTTCAATATGCCTTTCTTGGACAAACTCACAGAGCTTTTGACAGGAAAGCAAACCGAAAAGCTAGAGCAAGAAAACAGAGTCTCTATGTTTCCTGTAAACTTTGCGCGGGGTATGAACTGGCAAGCTAAGTGCGTTATCCTTGATGAAGCGCAAAACTCAACAGAAAAAGAAATAATGACTGTTCTTACCCGTTTGGGTGAAGGTAGTCGCGCTTTCATTCTAGCTGACCCTATGCAGACAGACCTTAAAGGGTTTGATAAAACAGGCGGCTACCAAAACCTAGCGCAAATCTATTCTGACGAAGACTCTCTGCAACACGGTATTTATCACTTTACTTTTGATGAAGATGACATCATGCGTTCTGAACTTGTTAAATTCTTAATCAAGAAACTAAACGAGTCAAAAAAGAATTAGTAATTCGCCATCATGCAGTTGACTGTTTTGGGGGTAATACCGTGATCTTGTAATTGAGCATTTAATTTCTCAAAAGAGTAGCCAGCTTCGGACAGCAAATCGTTCATGTGGAACTCACCAACGAAATATTCAATTTCATGCTTAAAGCTGTAAGTGTCGAAAATCTCATGCTCTGCGCCCTCACAATCAACCTTTAGTATTTTGCATTTAGTAATTCCATTACTGTCAAAAGCTTCGTCAAGCGTAATTGATTTGGCGAAATCAAATTGATGTGCTGTATCATAACCTGCTTTTTCTTTTGAGGCTTCAGGTAAATGTAAGTCTTGGTTTCGATGCCAAAACGTAGAGCCACCTGTGTTTGAGCTATGTTGCTGCATTCTAACCTTTCTGCCGTCACTTGAGATAGCTAGGTTAAACGGCGTAACATTTGTAATTTTGTTTGCTTTTAGGTTATCGACTAGAGCTAGGTAATTGCGCTTGAATGGCTCGTATGTATAGATTTTTAAATTTGGATACTTTTTAGCGAAATATATGCTTACGACTCCACAGTGCCCACCTACGTCAACCATAACATCACCTTCTTGTGTTGTTAGGTCATTTAGTTTGTATTGCGATTCTAGTTCATTAACAATAGACCCTACGGCGAACGAATCATCCGTAGAGTCTGTTAGTGCCATTTTAATGTTATCGAAAGAATACTCTTGAAAACGCATGTACTATTTTAGCGTGTCGCCTGTAACGGGTCTAGTTTTTTATAAATATATTTATTTATAACAAGTAACACGAACAAGTGTTCGTGGGTATGTATACCCTATTTACCTTTACTCTTCTTTGGGTTTCTATCAGCTTTACGCCACCCTTGGGAATATAGGTATCGAGTAACAGTGTTACCAAACTTAGTTACGTTTTCTTCTGATGAGTCCCAAAAAAATGCATGAGCCAGTTCGTGAATCATTGTGTTCATAAGCTGTCTCTCGGTTTGATTTGGATTTACTAGTATTTTCGGGTCATCTTCTGATGGGTCAAAGCAAAGGCCCACGGCGTTGTAGGCTTTAGGTGGTTTCTGTAAAATCACCTCGTATCTTACTTTTCCATCGCAAGTTCTGAATACAAAAGGCTTTTTCATGGTGTATACCTAATTACATTAAAAATAGAAAAAAAACCTTTAAAAATTATAATTTGTTATGAATATCTATTGTAAGTCTTGTGGGGCTCCAAACGCTTATGGATCAAAAAAGCCCAAATTTTGCAATAGCTGTGGCTCTCCACTGGGGGGCGAGGCTAAAGCTAGCGCACCTGTAAAAAAACAGGTAAAACCCCAAAAACAACCCGCACCTCAAGAATCTTATGATTATGAGGACGATATTGATGATTCACCTCAAATCCCAAATATCTCAAGGCTTGAAGCTGATATTGACACGGGGCAAATGCGAGGCGTAAAACTGGGCGAAATTGCTGGCACAGCAAACGTAGAAGACGAGACTTACATAAGACCCCAAGACGACAATAAAATCACCTCAGAACAAGCCCTAGAGCAATTAAAGCGCGAAGGTGGATCGATCAGAGGACAAGGAAATAGCGCTTAATGCCGAAAAAGCCGAAAAGGCCAAAATTTGAAGACTGCATCGATATTATTGACCAAGAAATAAAAAAGCGGAGAAACAAGTGGAATCTCACTGCTTTAGCTTGGATGGATTTTGATGATGTATCTCAAATTTTAAGGTTTCATATATTCAAAAAATGGGAAATGTATGACCCGACCCAACCACTTACCCCCTGGGTCAATAGAATTATATCCAACCAAATCAAAAACCTTATAAGAAACAACTATGGCAACTTTACTAGACCCTGCTTAAAATGTGCCGCCGCAGAGGGATTTGGAGGTTGCAATATATACGGAGACCAAGACAGTAAATGTCCATTGTTCGCTAAATGGGAAAAAACTAAAAAAAGAGCTCACGACGCTAAACTCCCCTTGGCTTTAGAAAACCACACAAAAGAAGTTGCATCTATGGGTGGAGATTTTTTCGACGTTGAGGTGGCGGCGACCAAGCTTCACAAAAAGATGAAAACGATCCTTAAAGCTAACGAGTTGCAAGTTTATGAACTTCTCTACATTGAGAATCTAGAGGAAGAAGAAGTAGCCAAAAAAATGGGTTATAAAACAACAGAAAAAAATAGACAACCAGGCTACAAACAAATAAAGAACATCAAAAAGTCCATTCTCACTAAAGTCAAAAAAGAAATAGATAAGAGTGGCGCAGATATTTTTTAGTATGTCCGAACTAACAAAAGACCAAAGGCATCAAGCGGCTCTAGACCTGTGGAGAGAAAAAGAGACTACGGGTGAACCTGCTCCCTCGTTACCAGAGCTAATAAAAGCGGCTTACCCAGATAAGCCCCATCTTGATGGCAGAAGCAAAGAAGCTAGAGAACTAAAAGCATACCTAGCTGAACTTGAAATTCAAGCAGACGGGTCTCATGTATATCACCCCAAAGAAATCGAGCCGCTAACCGAAGAGCATAAAGAGTTTATCACTAATAACGTTGGCACTATGAACCCTACTTACCTAGGAAGAGTAATGCACAAAGATGAGAGTATAACGCCTCTCGACGGAAGGGTGCGACAAATTGTAGACTTCATCGAAACCTTGCCTCAAAACATAGTTAGCCAAAACACAGAGATCGTACCAGACCCAGCATATACCCCGCCCAAGACATTTGATAAGACGCTACAGCTAGTCAACAAGTACATACATGAAAAAATAGAAAAGAAAAAAATCACTGGCCGACAAAAGAAAGAAGTTAACGCCCTCACAGGTTACATTAATACTGTGAGATTTATCCACCAAGTTAGCACGTTTGACAATAACATGGATAGAGAGTTATTTCAATCAAGCTTTATTCGTTATACGAATGATAAACCAGACCTGACTCAAGAAGAGGTCGATCAATACATTGTTTTATCTACGGAGGTCGTTATTGGTTCTAGCATCCAAGCTCGCTCTGAACGTTTGCAGCAATTACTTGACAACGCAGCAGAAGATAGTGAGGGTAGGCGACTAGCGATGGGATTAGTTCAAGCCATAAGTGCGGCACAAACCGAATACAATCAGTGCGTTGGTCGGCAGCACAAACTCCTTGGAGACCTAAAAGAAAAAAGAAGCGACAAGCTTAAGAGTCAAATTAAGGAAAGCGCAAGCGTCGTACACTTGGTGCAAATGTGGAAAGAGGAAGAGTCTAGAAAGAAACTTATCGCTTTAGCAGAGCTACGCAAAAAAGGCGTCAAAAAAGAAATTGCAAAACTTTCTTCTATGGACGAAATCAAAGCTCGTATAATGGGCATAAGCGAAGATGAGGTGTTAAATGGTTAAGTGTAAGATTTGCGACAAAGAGTTTGAAACAGATAGACAGTTACACGCACACTTGAAAGCTCACAAGATGCGAGTTGTAGAGTATTATCAATCTCAATACCCAAGATACGATAAACACGACAATACCATTATAAAATTCAAAAGCAAAGAGCAGTATTTTGCTTGCGACTTCAACTCCAGAACGAATCTAAAAAAATGGATAAAATCAGCACCCAAAGAAGAAGTAAAAGATTACTGCAAGAAATTGCTGATCGATAGAAAAGAAAAAAAGAATTTAGAGTATGCCCCGACTCAAGTTGAACTAAGAACATTGCTTATCCCGCCGATTCAATGTTATAATGAATTGTTTGGTGACTATTATGATTTGTGCGCTGAGTTGGGCTTTAAAAGCAACTATTACAACTTCGAGAAGGTAATCACTGGGTCAGACAAAAACAAATCTGGCACTAAGATTTATATTGACACGCGAGAGAAAAAGCCTTTACGTTTCGAAGGTATTGACACTGAAGTGAGAACTTTAAAATTTGGTGACTACGCATTTAGCGATGAAGAGGCTTCTTGTAAGTGCTACATTGAAAGAAAATCGGTAAGTGATTTTATTGGCACTTTGAGTGGTGGCTATGATAGGTTCTGCCGAGAGATAGAGAGGGCAGAGCAAGCAGACGCTGGGTTCGTAATCCTAGTGGAAGAGATGTTAAGCAAGTGTCTATCTTTTAATTACCTACCGCAAGTCTACAAAAAAGGTACTAAGGTAACTCCAGAGTATTTGTTTCATAACGTTAGAAAGCTTGGTCAGACTTACCCCTTCATCCAGTTTTTATTTGTTAAAGGCAGAGTGCAAGCATCAGAAACCGTCAAGAAAATATTTACGTCTGGCTGCGCGTTTAAAAGCGTTGACCTGCAATTAGCCTACGACACTAAGAAGCTATAATGTGGTATTCCCCAGAAAAATACGACAAGGAATTCGGCAACCTAAATGATGAGTTCTTAGCCTTAAAAGGAGAGCTTGAGGATAAAGAGGCCAAGATTTCTTTAGCTAAGTTCTTGAGAGCAAACTTGGGTTTTACCACTGAGCTTATCTCTGGTATTAAACTCGCTGCTTACCAAGAGGCTACCCTAAAAGGAATGATGAATCGCAACTTCTCTATGTGCGTATGGGGTCGTGGTTGCGGTAAGACTTTTATTGCGTCAGTATTTTGCTTTCTTCAATGTATATTTGAGCCTGGCACTAAAATTCTGATTGCTGGCCCCACATTTCGTACTGCAAGATTTATTTTCAATAACTTAGAAAAGCTTGTAGAGTCTAAAGGGGCTGAGTTGCTGTCTCAGTGTTTTGGGGCAAAGTCTAAGCGTAACGACCAATTCGAGTGGAGCATCAACGGCGGCACAATCACTGCAATCCCACTTAACGGCGAAAAGATTCGTGGTTTCCGCGCTAACGTGTTGGTGCTTGATGAGTATCTTTTGTTGCCCGAAGACATTATCAAGACCGTACTTATGCCGTTCCTTGTTGCTCCACAAAACATGAAAGAGCGTTTAGAAATTAGAGAGATGGAAACTAGGCTCATCGAGCAAGGAGCCATGAAAGAAGAAGACCGTATGGTTTTTGAAAACAACTCAAAGATGATTGCTCTATCGTCTGCCTCGTATACATTTGAAAATCTTTTTAAGACCTACAAAGAGTGGATGGAAAAAATCCAGAACAAAGAAACCACTGATGCAACATACTTTATTTCACAAATGGGCTATGAAGCTCTACCAACAGAAATGGTTGATCCTACTATTATTGAGGAAGCTCAAACTGGTGGTGTGTCTAACTCTTCTTTCCAGCGAGAGTATTGCGCTCAATTTACGGATGGTTCGGATTCTTATTTCAGTGCAAAGAAAATGCACGAATGCACGATACCAGACGGAGAAGAACCCACTCTTAGACTTTCAACTCAAAACGATGCTAAATACATAATTGCAATTGACCCGTCGTTTTCTAACAGTCCTAGTTCTGATTACTTTGCTATGACTGTAATGGAATTAAACGAAGAAAACAAAACTTCAACGGTTGTTCATAGTTACGCTGTTGCTGGCGGTGATTTAAAAGACCACATAGCGTATATGCACTATTTGACCGATTCGTTTAATGTTGTCATGGTAATAATTGATAACGCGGGATATCAGTTCCTAGATAGCTGCAATGAAAACGACAAATTCAAAAACAAGAAATTAAAGTTCATTGATTTCAATAGTGACTCTGAGGGGGCAGATTACGAAAAAATGCTTCGGCAAGCCAAAAGGCAATACAATAGGGAATTAGGCCATATTTGCTTCAAACAGGTGTTCACGAGTAATTTCATTAGAAATGCTAACGAATACCTGCAAGCTTGTATTGATCACAAAAAGGTATGGTTTGGTTCTAGGATTGTCCCGAATCCAGACGCTTTCATGAGGGAGTCCAACAAGAGATTATCTATAACTTACCCAAAGGGAGAGGGTATACTAGATTTAATCGAAAACCAAGATAATTTAATATATCAGACAAAAAAGCAATGCGCCCTTTTAGAAGTTACTTCTACAGCTAGAGGCACTCAGTCTTTTGATTTGCCACAGCATTTAAAAAGAAACACTTCCGCCAACAGGGCCAGAAAGGATAATTATACAACCCTAATGCTTGGCAACTGGGCCGTTAAATGTTATTTTGACATGATGGATTTGGGAGAAATCAACGTAAATTCGACTTTTAGCCCCATGATGATACAATAATTGTGTAACTCAAAACAGCAATGACAGGCAAAAGGAAAACCACTAGGAAGGCAAAGGCGGAGGAGGAAACCAAACCATTGATGGTTTCTGAAGCTTCAGAATCTCTAGCGTCCACGGCCAGCGGCACTAGCACGCCAAGCCGAAGAAATCTAGCGGGGAATATAACTAGGACTGACAGATACAAGAATATCTCAGACGGGCTTATTCCTTACAAGTTTACCCCAGGCGTAGGAGCCGCTAATCGTTCTAATATTGATGTAAGGGATGCCGTAATTCTATGCCAAAAGGCTTATTACAATTTTGCTGCTTTTAGAAATGTCATTGACTTGATGACTGAGTTTTCGATTAGTAATCTTTATTTCAAGGGGGGTACAAAGAAGTCTAGGGATTTTTTCGAAGCGTTTTTCAAAAAACTTAACATTGTAGGTTTTCAAGATAAATTTTTTAGAGAGTTTTTCAGATCGGGCAACGTGTTTGTTTATAGATTTGATGGTAAAGTTCAGCCCGAAGATATGAACAAGATTACGCAAATGTATGGCGCTAGTCTTGCAGCAGAGAACACTATACCTGCTAGGTACATGATTCTTAACCCCGCTGATAT